GCATGGCGGCCGACTCCATGAGCGGCGACGAAATCCCGTTCGGCGTGAAGTCGCTTCTCGACTCGCAGCGATGGGGCTCCTACCGATGATCGACCCCGGCAAGCTCCGCGAACGCATCACCGTCCAGGTCGCCAGCGGCAGCACCAATGCCCTCGGCGAGACGGTGCTGGCGTGGAGCGACTCCTCGGCAGTCTGGGCGAGCGTGGAAGGCGTGAGCGCCCGCGAGGCGTTGCTGGCCGGGCAGCAGGAAACGAGCGTCACGCACCGACTGCGGCTGCGGTATCTGCCGGGCCTCACTCAGCAGATGCGGTTTGCATGGCGGGGCCGCACGCTGGAAATCGTGAGCCTGCTCGAACACGGCAACCGCAGCGAGCACGAGGCTATTTGCCAGGAGCGCCGGGATGGCTGAAGAGACGGGCATCCGGCTGACGGCAAACATCCCCGGCCTGGAGGATGTTCGTGAGCAGTTCTTGGCGTTCGGCAAAAACTACGCGGCAAAGTACATCGCCTCGGCTCTGAAGAACGCAGCAGAAAAAGGTGGCACGCGGGAGGCTCTCAAGAACGCCACGCCCCGTGGCCGCACCGGAAACCTCAAGCGATCGGTGGCAGTCAAGACCAAGCGCTACGTTCGCCAAGGCACTGGCGTTGCGATCATCGGCTACAAGTCGGGCCGGAAGATGAACGAGCCATACGACAACACGAAGCTCGGCTACCACCAGGGGCTCGTGGAGTTTGGCACGAAGGAGCGGTTTCGCCGCACCGAGGCGGGCCTGCGAGTTTCCACCGGCAAGATGCCAGTGGGCGGAAGTTATGGCCGCCCGCCTGTTCGCACGGCGTGGCAACTGACCCGCAGTCGCGTTGAGGGCATGATCGTCGAGGAAATGAAAAAGGCACTTGAGGCGGCAGCCCGCGAGATGGCCGCCTACATCAAATCCCGCCAAGGGCCATTCTGATGAAATCCCCCGAGATGGTCCTGCGAAACGCCCTGCTTTCCAACGCCGCCTTTACTGGGCTGGTCGGCAGCCGCATCTACCCGCTGCGGTACGTCGGCCCCTCGCCCGTGCAGTTCCCGCTGGTGATTTGGCGGCGGGCCAGGATTCTGCGTGAGCAGACCCTGGTCGGCCCGGTCGGCGTGCCCCGCGTCAGCGTTGAGTTTTACGTTTACGCCGAGACCTACACCGGAGCGCGAGAGGTGGCCGACGCCATGCGTGTCGTTCTGGATGGGTACGGGGGAACTTTTGACAATGTGGAAGTGAAGCAGGCTTCGCTAGAGGACGAGTCGGACGATCTCGTTTCTCTCGAAGGGGCAGAGACTTCGCTGTATTCCGTACTTCAGACCTACGACATTCGCTGGCAGGAGACTTAACGCATGGCCTCGACGCCCCATGATTCGACCGGCACCACGTTCACCTTCGCCGGTACTGGCTACACGGTGACGAGCATCACCTACTCGCTCAACGACGTTTCTGGTGGCGATACCATCGACATCTCGCATCTCGGCCTGACGGCTGGCAGCAGCGTCTTGACTCAGAGCCGCCCGCTTCAGGGCTCGGCTACGGATACGGGCCGCGAGGTGTCGATTGAGTACATCGGCAACAGCGTCATCACGGACGGCGCTAGCGGCACCCTGGCGATCACTGGCGGGATCTCGCTCTCGAAGGCCGCGACTGTGGCTTCGTCAAGCGTGACGCTCGCCGTGAACGATGTCATCAAGGGCTCGGCGACGTTTAGGGTTGCCCGCTAAGTCACGGGAGGTTTTCCCGTGGCGTCGTACAGCGCAGGCATCAGCGTCAGCTTCAACGGCACTCCCTTTGCGGAGGTCGTGGGCCTTTCGTGGACTTGGGGCGGTGGCCTCCCCAAGGGCCGCAGTGCCGTCTGGACAGACGACGCCGGGAGCGTCAGCGTCGAGACGATTGGCGGCACCTCTACTGGCTTGTATGGCACGGTGGGCTCGCTCGCCATTTCTGGCGGCGGCATGGGCTTGACGTGTGATGCATGCTGCACGTCAGTCGGTGCGGCGGCTGAACTCAACGGAGTGACGCGCTACACCTTCGAGTTCAAGATCATTCAGTAGAGGAACGCATGGCACTCACGAAAGAGCAAATCCTGGCAGCGGACGACCTGGGCCTGCTTGAGATCAAGGTGAAGGAATGGGGCGGCAGCGTCTTCTGCCGTGTGATGAGTTGCGGCGAGCGCGACGCCTACGAAAACGATTGGGTGCTGAACAAGGCCAAGGGTGTCGAGAACTTCCGCACGAAGTTCCTGGCGAAGTGCCTGTGCGACGAGAAGGGGGAACGGCTCTTTACCGACGCCGAGGTTGAGCAGTTGGCGAAAAAGTCGGCCAAGGTGATGAGTCGCGTCTGGCAGAAGGCGATGCAGCACAACGCCTTGACCGAGGCCGACGTGGAAGAGTTGGGAAAAGGCTAAACGTCCGGCCTACACGGCGCTTCCTCTTCCGCCTGGCCGGGCACCTGAAGATGACAGTGGGCGAACTCTGCCAGCGCATGGACTCGCGCGAGCTCGCAGAGTGGGTTGCGTTCACACGCTATTACCAGCCACTGCCCGACCCGTGGCGGCAGACGGGGCTGCTAGCCTCCGCATCCCTTGCGCCATACTGCCCAAGAGGACGCACGCCCAAGGCGGAAGACTTCGTGCCCATTGATCGTGCCCCGCAGCACGACCTTCAGATTCTCGAAGCGCTCGAACGGATGAAGGCCGATTTGGAAGGCTGACTATGGCAACAACAATCGGCCTCGGCGTTCAGTTCACGGCGAACGCCAACGGCATGACGAAGGGGCTGGCGCAGGCCGAGCAGGCCATGCGCCAACTGGCCCGCCAGGCCGGTGACGCCACCAAACTCTTCTCGACGTTCGCCAGTTCCAGTGCCGCCGCCGCCGCCGCGCAGCAGCAGATCGCCACCGACATCGCCTTTCTGAATAGCGCGCTGAAGACGGGCCAAGTCACGGCTGACCAGTACGCGGCGGAAATGCTTGCGATCACGCAGGCCGCGCAGGCCCAGGCGGCAGCGTTTGCGGAGGGGGTGGCGATCACCGAACAGCAGGCCACCGCCGAAGAAAAGCGGGCGGCCAAACTGGAACGCCTCGCGCAGTTGCTCGAGCAGGGGGCGATCTCGGAAGAGACCTTCGCCCGCGCGTCAGCGGATGCGTCTGGGGCCAACGCTGCCGCAGCCGAGGCCGAGGAGGCCCGCGCCAAGGCGTTGCAGCGTGCCGCGCAGATTACGCAGGCGAACCTCACGCCGCAGGCTAAGTACGACCAAGAGGTGCTCGAACTCAAGGACCACCTCGACGCTGGCCGCATCTCGCAGGAGACGTTCAACGCCGCGCTCGCCAAGGCCACGGCATCATTCGTGAAGGCCGAGTCCGCAGCCAAGGGCTACGACAAGGCGGCAGACGCTGCGGGGGATGGCGGCAACCTGAAGTTCAACGAACTCTCGGGCATCCTGGCTGCCTTGCCCGGCCCGATTGGTAACGTGGCTGGCCGCCTTTCTGGGCTGTCGAGTGCAGGCGAGGGGCTGGGCCGTGTCTTTTCCGGCGGCATCTCTCAGGGGCTGTCGAGCATCGGCACTTCCGTGGCTGGACTCGTCAACCCGTTCACGGTCGGCATTGCAGCGGTGGCCGGGTTTGGTGCCGCTGCGGCTGGCGTGGCCGGTGGGCTAGTCGAGCTCGAAGACCGCGTGGAGAAACTTGGCAACCTAGCCGACCAGCTGGGCATCGAATTCGAGTTCATGCAGGTCATGGAGGAGGCTGCCAATAGGTCTGGCGTTTCCGTCGAAACGCTTGCCGGTTCAATGACTCGGCTGCAAAAGACGCTGGCGGGCGCGGACGAAGAGAGCAAGGCGGCAGTATCTGCTCTGGATCGCCTGGGCATCTCCGTTGGCGAACTCAACGGCCTTTCGCAGGAAGACCAGATTCGCCTAATCGGAAGCAGGCTTTCGGAGATTGAAGATCCTGCTCAACGCACGGCGGCCGCGATGGCCCTTTTTGGCAAGAGCGGCGCGGCCCTGCTGCCGTTCTTCAAGAACCTGGACCCGGCCGCCAGCGACCTTGAAAGATTCGGCAAGGTGCTGAGCGCGCTGGATCGCGGCAGGGTGGACGATTTTGGTGCTGGCCTCGACGCCTTGCGTGTTGCCACCAAGGGACTCAAGACTGACCTGCTGCTGCCGTTCGCTGGTCTTGGCGAAGGCATCGCACAGGGCGCAACTGAATTCATTGGTGGGATCAGCGCAATCGTGGAGCCGATCGGCCAAGTGTTGGAGCCAGCGTTGAATATCATCGGCGCAGCGTTTGAGGTGCTCGGGGCAACGCTTGGCACGGTCGGCCGTATTATCGGCGCAGTGTTTGAGCCGCTTGGCACCATCTTCAGTCGCATCGGTATCTCCGTCGATGGCTTTGTGGACGGCATCACAAGCGTCATTCGCGGCTTTGGGGATGCTGCGGTGGCGGCTACGGAATGGCTTGTTTCCTTCTCGCCCATTGGCGTGATCGCCGACAACATCGGCGTGATCGGTGAAACGATTAGCCGACTCGCCACGATCATCGGCACGGCGTTCACCCAGGCGGCGCAGTATGTCAGTGGGCTGGCCTCATCGTTCGCGGAGTTCATCGGCCTCGGCGGTGCCATTGAGAGCATTGGCACCGTCATCAACGCAGTGTTCGGCAGCGTCTCGTCTGTGTTCAGCACGATCTCGGAAGCAGTCGGCGGCACGGTCGGCCGCCTGCTGACGATTGCCGAAAACTTCCTTGGCATTGAGCGAACCGCCCAAGACGCTGGCGAAGCCGTCGAGCAGGCTGTCGAGTTCACGCCGCCCGAGGGATTCAACGACTACGAGAAGGCCATTCAGGACTCGCGTGCGGCCATCAACGCCGCTATCGCTGAATCGGCAGAGTTTGGCCAGGCTGGCTTTGACGCTGCCCTGCAATTCCAGACGGCACTGGAGCAGCTGAAGGCCCAGGCCGACGCGGGCATTCTCAACGAAGAGGCATACCGCCAAGAGATCGCAAAGGCGACCGACGCCTACAAGTCGCAGATTGACACGATCAAGGAAGCCCAGAAGGCAGAGGAAGAAAAGATCGCCGCAGCCGAGCGGGCGGCAGCGGCTGTGATTGCCGCAGATCAAAAGCGTGCCGATTCGTTTATAGAGTCGCAGGGACTCGGCGGCGAAGATCCGCGAGTGAAGGCCGCCGAAGACCTCCTGGCGATCACCCGCCAAATCGACGAGGCCGAAACGGCGATCGTGGATGCCCGCGCCGCTGGCGATAGGGCCGCCGAGCAGGCAGCCCTGCGACGGCTCGCCGTCTTGGACCAGGCCCAGGCAGCCGCTCAAGAAGTGGTCGAGGTGGGGTTCAGCACCAACGACGCCAACAGGGCGATCGAAGAAGTGCAGGCCAGTCTCGACGAAGCCTTCACGTTTGACAACTTCCAGATCGCACCCGATGCGTTCAATGCGGCACAGGCCGAGTTGCAGTCGCTCCAGCAGCAACTGCTTGACGGCAGCATTGATCCAGAGACCTACCGCATGGCGGCCGACGAACTCCGTGCGGGTTTTGAGGATGCGGTACAAGAGGCGGAGAAGCTCGGCGAGTTGCAACTGAAGTATGCGGAGGCTGCCGCAGAGATCGACCAAGAGAGACTCGACAAGCTCGCGAAGGTTTCGCAGGAGCCGCTCAAGATCGAGGACGTGCGAACGTCGGCCGGTGCGTCGGAGTTCCTGCGGCTCGCGTCGGGCAGACAAGATCCTGCGGTCGAGGAATACCGCAAGCAACTCACGAAGCTCGACGAGATCAAGAAGGAAATCGCCAAGGTTGGCGGGACCGTGGAAATCGTAGGTGCCTAATGGCCGTTCTCTCTTACCGCGAAATCCTGCCGCGCACGTTCTCGCACAAGTTTGGCGAAAGCCCAACGGCCGAGATCAAGTACGCCCTCACGCTCGACGGCGCGACGAGCACGCAGAACATCCTTGGGGCAATCGGCATCTTTCACGGGGCCGCCCACCCCGAGTATGCGTACCTGCTCTGCCACAACGGGCAGGTGAACGAAACCGACCGCTTCCATGCGGAGGTCACCTACAGCTACGAAGTACCGAAAGAGCACGACTATGACGCCAACCCGCTCGCGCGGGCTGATATTTGGTCGTTCTCCACCGGCGGCATTTCGGTCCCGACGTTTCGCTACTACAACGGCAACGGCAACAACGACATCAAGACGCTCACGAACACCGCTGGCGACATCATCGAAGGGGCGCAGACCATCGAGGGCGAGTTGCGGCTGTCGATCGCAGGCAACCGCGCAGCGTTCCCGGTCGCCCAGGCAGTCGCCGTCACCGGGGCTGTGAACTCCGATTCGTTCCTGGGGGCTTCGGCCCACCAGTGGATTTGCAACGGCATCAGCGGCCAGCCCGCCACCGAAGTCGTGAACGGCGTGGAAGTGAAATACTGGCAAGTCACCGCCGAGCTCTCGTACAAGGCGAGCGGCTACAAGCTCTTCCTGCCTAACGCCGGGTGGAATTACCTGGAAAGCGGGCAGAAAAAGCGGGCCTACGTCATCGACAACGAAAGCGGCGACAAGGTTGCCAGTGCCAATGTCGTGGCGCTTACGGAAAGCGGGGCGATCAAAACATCGGGCGAACCGATCATTCTTGATCGCCGCGTAAACCCCGCAGTGGCGTTCGCCACCTACTTCGGCACGCCGCCGTTCTAAGGTGACGCATGGCCCAGAAACCAGACGGCAGACCTGCCCGCACTGAGCGCGTGACCTTCACGCGGCCCGCTGCGGAGCGGATCGCCAAGGTGGTGCGAACCGTCGAGGCGGGCGACCGAGACCAGGCGGGGCTGACGTTTGGCAACCGCGTCACCGGCCCTTCGGGCAAGGCGTTCCGCGTGGCGACGTTCACCGGCGCGTGGTCGATCAACTCCGCAAAGACGGTGACGCTGCGCGGCTCAACGGCAACGCTGTCGGCCGTGAATCTCTTTTTGGACCTGCCCGCAAACGGCCAGCGCAATTGTGCGGTCGCCAAGGACGGCACCGCGTGGCACCTGATCCAGTGGCAGTGGGACGTTTCCACCGCTCTCAGCAGCGCCACGCTCGGCGGGTCGCTGGAGTTTGGCCGGATCAATGTGCCTTCGCTGGGAACCGCCTCGACTGTTTCCATCTCCGTCACCACCTGCTCAACGGCAACGGCTACCGCATGACGCTTGTGAACCAGGGTGGAAAGTTGCTGCTGCGAAACAGCG